ATTTGTCAGGACAATTAGGACAGGAAATCCAACAAATGACAAGAGACTTGAATGCAAATATATCTGAATCAATTCAAGATTCAATGTTCCTGATTAAAGATGATGTCATTGAAACAATTGCAGAGAATGCAACACAACCAAAGGAAGTCATTGATGAAATTTTGCAAAGGAAATTCAGGACACTTTCAACATCAAGAACAAAGATGATTGCACAGACAACGGCAACATCAGTGACCACAGGAACGCAAAAAAGTGTGTTCACAGGAATGGGAATCAAGTCAATGTGGAATTCACAAAGGGATGGCAGAGTCAGACCAAGTCACAGGCGTATGGATGGACAAATTGAGAATGATCTTGGTTGGTTCAAATTTCGTGATGGTTCATTGATTGACAGACCATGTGGAAGATCACAGGGCGGAACATCGGTTGATGTTTCCAATGTGGTGAATTGCCGTTGTTATCTTTTCCCAGTGCAGAAATAATGTCGAATCAGCAAAGCAAACTAAACAAAGGAATGAATATGCAAAATGTTATCCATCGTGAATTCACTTTGGTGAAACGCGATTATGAAAGCGAAGGCTATGAAGAAAAGGATGATGGCATTTGGTCTTTCACCATCAGCACACCTGATGTTGACAGATACGGAACCATCATCATTCCAAGTGGAATTGATTACACGGCGTACATGAATAATCCTGTTGTCCTAATCAATCACAAATCAGATTATTTGCCAATAGGAAAATGTCTTGGATTTTTCTTGAATGGTGAAAACTTGGAAGCCACAATCCAATTGGACATGAACGATGAAAAGGCATGCAAGGTAAATGACAAAATCAAGAATGGATTTGTGTCTGCCGTTTCCGTTGGAATCATTCCAATTGAACAAACAGAACAAACGATTGAAGGCGAAAAAATAATCACATACCCTAGATCAGAATTAGTTGAATTTTCGGTTGTCACGATTCCCGCAAATCGTGATGCATTAATCAAGAAACATTTTGAGAATCAGCAACCCAAAAGTTTCCGCGATGTATTAAAAAAACTATATGAGGAAAAACGAATGTTGACACCTGAACAGGTTGTTGCCATCGAAGAACAATTACTGCCTGTCATCAAGGAAGCTGCATTGCTATTCTTGAAAGAGGAATTGGGAATTGATGAAACATTGGCAACACAAGCAGCAGAGGAAGGCACAATGGAAATGGCAGAAAAAGTCATGGCTATTTTGAATCCTGATGCAACAGCACAACCAGAACCGCAAGTTGAACCTGCACCTGCACAACCATCACCTGATGCAACAGCGCCTGTTGAAGCATCATTTGAAACAAGAGCAGGCAGAAGAATTGCAGCAACAACAATGTCATTGATTATGGAAGGCGTTGGAATGATCAATGAAGGAAATAAGAAAATCAAAAAAGCGATTGATACAGAAAGAGGCTTTTCAATTGAATTGCCTGTCAAGATGAATGCAGAAACAATTTTGAACACAATTGAATGGAAATGAATAAGATGAATAACAACATCATAACTACGACAAAGGAAGATTTGCAAAAGGTTGTTGAAACCAAAGCAAATGAATTGGCACAGGAAAAACTTCGCAACATGAATCCTGTAAATGTTCCACAAATTGGCTTTGTGAAAGTCAAAGCAGAGCATGATTCAAAGCGTGATCAAGCTCGCATTGTTTGTGATTACATTACAGCAATTACCAAAGGCAAGATTGGTGTTGCAGAAGACATTGCAAACAGAGCGAATGAAAAGTATTTGACAAGAGCAAATTTCAACACAGGCACAAATGCACAAGGTGGTTTTGCGGTTCCACAATTTTGGGTGGAAGAAATCATGACTTATGCTGATAGATTTGGTTATGCAAGATCACTTGCGAAAATATATCCAATGCGCGGCAAAGTTGAAAACATCACATCATCAGGTTCATTCAGTGCAGCGGTTGTTTCCGAAGGTTCATCCCTCACATTGACAGACAGTGCAAATTTCTACACAGGAACAGCATTGACAGCAAAGAAAATTGTTGGTGGATGTATTGTTTCTGATGAACAATTGAGAGATGCAACACCTGCATTCTTGGACTACACAATCAGTGGATTGGCACAGGCAGTGGCAGAAGCCGAAGATAAGCAATTCTTCAAAGGCACAGGAAATGCACCTGAATTTACAGGATGTTTGGTATTGTCAGGAACATCCGTAATTAGACAAGGCGGTGCAAATAATTCAACAAAAGATGCATTTGCAGACATCTCATGGAAAGACCTTATCAATCTTCGCTTGGGTGTGAATTCATCAGTTGGTTCCAATGGTGTATTTGTTGTGCCACAATCTGTATTTGGACATCTCTTGAAAGAAACAGATGGTGTGAATGGCAGACCAATTTGGGACATGATCAGACCAATGGAAGTGAATTCAATTGGATTGACAGCACTCGAAAACAATACCTATGTCACACCAACAGGCAGACCAATGCATGTTGTGCCTGATTCATTATTCCCAACAGACGGTGCAAATGTTGCATCAGCAGTTTATGCAGACTTTTCACAATATTCAATTCTCGGAATTCGTGAGGATGTTTCGATTGATGAATATAAAGAATATTTTGCATCAACAGGTTTGGGTGGAACATCACAACGCGGAATCATGGTAAGTGAATCAATTGGAATTGCATTCCCTGCACCATCTGCAATCGGTGTTTTGAAAACATCAACAACCTAAGGTGAACCATGATTGATGCAATTGTTTTGAAATCATTTGCAGGATTGGAAGTTGGAAGAATAACACAATTGCAAGATTGGGAATTTGAAAAACTTCATGCAAGTGGACATGTGACAAAAGAGGATGCAGGCGAAAAACCTGCATCCGCAATTTCTAAAAAATCATCAGAACCAAAGGCAACAAAGAAATGAGTTATTCAACGGCATACCCTCGCATTCAACAGGCATTTTTTCAATTCAACAATCTTGAATTGGCAGGTGATCAATCTGCGGAGGATGCCGTATTGTATGAATGGTTCGATGATCTATTTGACATTTGCTTCGATGCGGCTGAAGGATATTGCAATCAGCCGCTTCGAGCATCTGTTATAAATTATGTTTTTACCTATTCTCAAGCCCGTCACGGCTTGGAAAGTGAACACAGGTGGAAATATATCCCTTTCAATGCAAACACATCTGTGACGGCTTTTCAATGGCGTGTTGATGAATTCGGAAACTATGCAAATGTCAGTGCAGGAAACTATACAACATCAGTTGACAACGGATTGAATTTCGTGATATTCAGGAATATCAACAGTGGTCAATTTCGTGCAACACTTTCAACAGGGTGGAGCGATGCCAATTTACCCAATACAGTTATACAAGGCATAGTTGAAATGGCATCATGGATCTACAAGCAAAGTGCAAATGGTGGTAATTGGTTTGGGCTTGGTTCTGTTTCCACAGGTGGTGCAGGACAGAATGTGAATGCAAGTATTTTGCAGGATTTGAAATGGCAAAGATTCTTTGACAAATATAGAATTGCGGTGGTGTAAATGTTTTCAGCTTCACAAGCAATGAATGTCATCAGACCTGTTATTGCAGATCAGATGCAACAATTCCCTGTCTTCATGCAAATATCAATTGCGAAATTCATGAAGGATCAGGGTGCAACAGGCGGTGCATCATCGGCAGCACCTGTTTTCAATACAGGAAATGTTCTCTACAAATCAAGTGGCAATTTGTTTCAATCATTCATCAAGAATAATCCAAACAATATCTATCGTGCAAAACAAAGCGGAAACAAATTTGAATTGGAATATGGAAGCAAAGTTGTCTATGCAGCAATACATGAATTTGGTGGATTCATCAAAGGAACACCATTGACTGTCATCAAAAGCAAAAGTGGTAGGAAGATGAAAAAGGAAACAACCAAAATGGCACAATTCTTTTGGTTCAAATATTACAAAACAAAAGCACCATTTTTCAAAAGGATTGCATTGTCAGTTGAACAGAAAGGCGGTGTTGATATTAAGGCAAGACCATATTGGCAAAATGCAATCAATGATTTCAATTCAAATGTCAAAGAAAGATTCACAAAGCAAATCAAGATGGCAATTGTTCAGCAAATACAAGACATGCAAAACAGAACACGGGAATGATTTATGTCAAGAGAAAAACATATCACAGATGCAATCATTGAAAAACTTGGCATGATGTCAGGTGTTCGAATTTATGAACAAATCCTGCTGAACAAATATGAAACATATCAATTTGACTATGTTGGCATATATGGTTCAACAGATGAAAGATTCACAGAGTCAATGGAAGACATGTCAGCAGTTGCCGATTTGGGCAAAATAGATTTGTTCATTCTATTAGGGAATTCTGTCAAGAAAACACCGACATTGGGTGCAGCAAAATTACGACATGCCATGCAAGAATTGGCAGAGCGTGTTGAATATTCATTGCAAGATTTCAGGATTGAATTCTACAAATCAGATTATGAGACAACAACCTTTTCACCTGTTCACTATATTTCAAGCGAGCCGATAACATATTCAGATGATGAAACAAAGGGATTGACATTGATGACATTTCGCATTTTTTACACAAGAATATCATGAATAATTTACTATCAGTTTGCATCATTCATCCAAAGAAAGCAAACCTATCAAGACTAATTTCAAGATTGCCAAAAGGAACGCAAATTGTTTCATGTGCAGTTGAACAAAGGGATGAATATGAAAATCAATTTGAAGTCATTGCGAACACACCAAGCATTGTTTCTATTCATTACTATTATCAAGATTATGGCATTGACTTTGACTTTGCTCAAATCAGAAACAAGATGGATGAATTGGCATCAGGTGATTGGTGTTTGCATATTGATTCTGATGAATATTTGGGAACATTCCCAGAAGATGCCATTGCAGAGATTCAGGCAATAGATGAAGCGGGCGCGGTTGGTGGATGGATTACAATTTCAGGATTGATGTATGACACAAGCCAAGAGGACAAAGTGAGGGAACGCTATGCACTTCATGCAGGAAGATTGCACAAACGGAATTCAGGATTGTTTTGGGAAGGCATCTGTCATGAAGCGTTGGTGTCCAATGATGAAACAACAGCATTTGTTGATACTGATATTGTCCTGATTCATGATGGATACAAAATTGACAGTGATGGCTTTGAAGATAAAGGCACAAGAAATGGAAAATTGCTGATTCGAGAATATACACGGAAACCAAGCAAGCGGGCTTGGAATTATTTAATCAAGACTTTTTCAACACTAAAAGCGAAGGAATAAAACTATGCTAATTGGAGGCGCAAACGTCACGGACTTTTTCACAGCGTTTGAATCAAACGGCGTGCCATTGTTCGCGACAACAACAACACCATTGATTTCTTTGACAAAGAAAATCAAGACATCAGTGACAAGAACAAATTTCACAATTGATCAGAATGAAGACGATCCTGATTTGACAAGCTTTTTAACCTTATATGCACCACAAACACAAGCAGCATCTGATGCAGGTGAATATGAAGACGGCGTGAAATTCAATTCGGCAACAGCAGCATCACAAACACTTTTGAAGGTGACTTACGGTTCAAAATATGCAGGCACAAATCCATTACATCAAAACAAACGCAAGGTTGTGATAATGCTTTGCAAATTGGCACAGGATGTTGGAGCGTTTGACATGGAATCAGGCAAGTACACCAAACCAAAAGTTGGTGGTGAAATTGTAAACAATGATGACATTGTGACTGTTCCAACATCTGCACTTCGCAGTTCATTGATCACACTTGGCGCGGCAACCTATGTGACCATACCACAAGACAAGGGGTATGTGGAATTATGGCTAACAGGCGTTGGTAATTAAACAAAACAAGGGCAGGGCATAGATTGTGTCCTGCCTACTATTTTCATTGCTTAGAATCAATTTATGAGGCATATATGATACTTCACATGGATGGCAAAGAATACAAGGTTGAATTGCATTCGATTCTATCACAGAAACTATACACAGAAGTGACACCACTATTAGCAAAACTTGAAACATCATTTGGTGCAAGAAAGGCATTTGAAACATTATTGCAAAAGAAACTTTTTGCAGACAATTATTTCAGTGGCAAAGTCAATTTGTTGCAAGGTGAAAATGCATGGGATGCATTGAAAAATGACATGAGATTCCAAGAGGTGATTGCAGAAGTCATGATCACAATTAGAGAAAACATTTTTGAGCATATCACGATTGATGATGAAACAATTGTGACCATATTTGATTTGTTCAGAGTCTGCATAAACAAAAAGAAAATTGTGCATCCTGAATTGAATGAAAAAATCAATGAACCATCAACATCTGAATTTTGGCAGGAGCAAGATTTGAACGCGATCTTGGAAACACTCAAATTTTTTCGTTCAAATGTATTGGCTAGAATCAAGACAAGTATCTGAAATGTTAGGTGAATGGATTGTGTTCAATGATCCTGATGATGACAGATTTGTGCAGGATGATGAACCATTGGCAATGAGGTATTTAGATGAATCAATCATTGATGAATATTTTGTTTTTCGGAACATTGCAAATGGCAGTCCAAGTGAATTCAGGTTTTTGTATCATGAGACATCAAGACTTGAAATGTTCCGAATCTATGCAATGAATTTGACATATTTCAAAGAAAGAAACTTCAAAGGATAATAAATGGCAAACGACATAACCCTGAAAATTGGTGTTGATTCTGATGGTGCCGACAAAGGACTTCAGGAAATAATTCAAAAGTCAAGTGAAGCTGCACAGGAAGCATCACAAAGTTTTGCATCTGTATTTGGAAGTCAATTGCAAAGTGCTTTGTCTGATGATCCAATTGCAAAGTCAATGCAAAAATCAGGGAATGCAATTCAAGCATCAAAGAAAGACATGCAGTCTTTTATTGATGAACAAAAGAAAGCATTGGTTGCCATGAAATTGTCAGGGAATGAAGGTTCTGATGCATACCAAAAAATTGAATCAGCAATCAAAGATGCAAAACAAGAGATTGACAAAATAGACAATGCAGCAAAGGAAGTTGATGCAAGTTTGTCAAGTGCATTTGATGGTGAAAAAGTAGGTGGATTTGCGGGTGCAATTGAGAGTCTGAAAACAGGGATGAATGATGCCTTTTCAGGTGGATTGATTGGTGGTTTGGTTGGTGGTGGATTGGCACAGGGAATTCAGGCGGGGCTTGGTGCAATTGCTGATGGATTTGGTGCAGTCATTTCAGGCGGTCGGGAATTGATTACAGCACAGGCAAATTTGCAAGCAGCAACAGGTGCATCAGGTGAAGAATTCGAAGCATTGAAAGCAAGTGCAGAAGATGCATTCATTGGTGGTGTTGGTGAATCATTGGCAGAAGCAACAAAAGCAATTGCAAATGCAAAGGCATCATTACAAGATGCATTGCCAAATGAAGAGATTGGAACATTCGTAAAAAATGCACAGGCACTTGGAACATTGTATGACAAAGATGTCAATGAAGTTGTAAGCAAATCAGCACCATTTGTCAGACAATTTGGATTGGATGGTGAAAAGGCATTCAACCTGATTGCATTTGCAGCACAGGAAGGGAAGGCATCACAAGATGATGTGTTGGATACCATTGCAGAATATTCAGGACTATTGCAAGAGGCGGGATTTTCAGCAGAGGAATTTGCAGCACAAATTGCGGTGGCAGGGCAGGAAGGATTGTTCACTACTGAT